TAATATATTAGTAACAGAAAATGGTAAACCATATATTATTGACTTTGATCAATTTGGCTATCATCATCCTTATACCGTTTTCAGACTATTACAAAGTACTAATTATAGATTATGTGATTCAATTAGGTCTGCATTATTATTAGCAGATACTGATCATATAGAAAATATAAAAAATTCATATAAAAAACGTATCGCTGAACTAGAAGAACAGTTATTAAATGAACTCATTTAAAAAAATAATGAAAAATAACTGGAGTCATTTCCCTACAGACCATATTCATCCATTGCAGATATTAGAGAATATGAATCATCCAATGATTCCTAAACTCATATCATATGATAATGAAACATATACATGCGAACGTATTGAAGGAATGCCTTTAGAAAAATACGTACAAAAAACCAGAGATCCTGCATTCGCTCTCAAACTTATGCACGATATAAATGATTTCATGCGAGAGCTGACTACACATACAAAAGCCTTTAAAGAAAACGACGGTCCGCTTGTCAATTATCAGTTATTCTGTGATGATATGCATTGCGATAATCTTATCATAACAGAAGATGGCAAGGTTTATATTATTGACCTTGATCAATTTGGATTTCACCATCCTTATTCAATTTTTAAGTTTATGGAAACTGCAAGTCAAAAATTAAATAGATCGATATGGGGTAGTTTAATAATCGGAGAAAATAAGCATATAAACAGCCTTGAAAAAAAACATAAAAGGTACATTGTAGAACTAGAAAAAAGGCTATTAGATTATGTGTAACATTTTTGTTACATACAAATAAAATGTAAATTAACTGTGTACATATGATAAGAACTATGTTATAATAAACCTATCAGATAAAAAAAGGATATATGATGATAATAGAAAATATGATATTTTTAACAATAGGTTTTTGTGCAGGCGTAGTGCTTATAATGACAATCGATTTAATTTATAGGAGCAATCAATAATGGCACATGAAGTAGAAACAATGGCGTATGCCGGTGAATTACCATGGCATGGTCTTGGCACAAAAGTCTCAAATGAATTAACTCCGGCAATGATGCTTGAAAAAGCTGGTCTTGATTGGACTGTAGATGAAATACCATCATTCGTAGAGCATAATGGTACACAAATCCCAACAGGTCAAAAGTCTCTTGTAAGATCTTCTGACTCTAAAATACTCACAAACGTTGGTGAAGGCTGGCATCCAGTACAAAATCAAGATGCCTTTGGTTTCTTTAATGAATTTGTATTGTCAGGCGATATGGAAATGCATACTGCTGGTTCACTTAAAGGCGGTCAAATGGTATGGGCTTTGGCAAAAGTAAAAGAGTCATTTGATATCTTCGGTGAAGACACAATCGAATCATTTTTGTTATTCTCAAATCCACATCAATATGGTAAAGCAATCGATATTCGTTTTACACCTATTCGTGTAGTATGTAATAACACTCTGACTTTGTCACTTGATACAGCATCTTCTAGGGCTACTAAGAAAAACCATAGAGTTGCATTCGACGCAGACGGAGTAAAAGAAACTCTCGGTCTTGCACATGAGAAATTTGCTCAATACAAAGAAATGGCTTTACATCTTGGTTCTAAAAGAGTGACAGCAGAATCTCTTATTCAATATTACAATGATGTGTTTCCAAGTACTTCACGTAAAACTGGTGACAAAGAACCAGTCGTTGCATATAGTGATTTATCTAAGAATGCTAAACTTTGCTATGATGCTCTTGAAGTACAACCTGGTGCACACTTTGCCGAAGGTTCATGGTGGCAAGCTCTGAACTCAGTAACTTATGTAACTGATCACGTTCAAGGCAATAGCGCTGAAAACAGATTGCATAATCAATGGTTCGGTTATAATCAAGCCCGCAAAGTTACTGCAGCCAATAAAGCTGTAGAGTATGCGAATGCAGCTTAGGCCTGATTATTTAACTTCAGAAGATAGAGTGACGTCGGTTAAACTTAACCGCGTCCTCGACATTATCAGTGGTCTCAATGAAGCAATGATTGAGCGAGTAAAAGAAGCAAAAAAGCTTACTGATATATTAGAAAAAGAACTACAAGATAAAGGACTGTAACATAAAAGTTACAGTCCCATTAAAAATCCCTAATATACAAATTAACTGTGTACATATCATATGTATTGTGCTATAATATACCTATCAGATTGAAAAGGATATTATTATGAAATACGTTGTTAAAACCCAATACATGGAAAACTACGGCTGGGTCGAAGGAAAAGAAGCCTGGAAAATGAAGTTCGGATCGGACTACTTAGTTCATGATGTAGACAGCCACACGAATGCAATGGCATTTGTTGCTGAAAAGTTATGTTTGAACCAACCTGGTTTTTCTATCGAATGGCCGGCAGAAGTAATAGACTACGATTTATATGATGATGGTGGTGATGACTTTAGACCACTTAAACATGTCAGCGCCGATATTGCTAAAGTATTCGGTTAATAATACCTTTCAGAGGCCGGTTTGTCCGGCCTTTTTTTATTATAAATAAGAGTGAAAGGGTATAATATGACTATAGATGCAAACAGAGGTAATATTGCAGAAGTTATTTTAGGAGCAGCAGTCACCGCTAAGTTCCATACAGCTCCAGTATCTGTTGTGACATATAATATGGTCACTGAAATTCTAAGAAAAATAATCGGAGATAATAAAGTAATACTTAGTAGGGCAGATAGAACTTCTCGCGAGACAAATGTTTCAGATAAAATACGATTTGCAGTAGCTGTTCCGGCAAAGGATTGGAAATTTATGTCAGCGCCTTCAAATTGGCCAGCTGTTAGATACTTATTTAATTCAGCTATTAAGTATGTTAATTCAGATAGAAGACTGGGTTTACAAGCATCGGTGCTGTTTACAAATCAGAAGTATAATGATATTTTTATTAATGCGGATGGTACAGGTGATCAAAAAGGAACAAAAGCTGATATTAAATTAGAAATTGATGGTAAGCAAACAGTTAATCAATTATCATTAAAAGTTTCAGGCGGAGAACAATTTGCTCAGGTAGCTGGTGTTACTTTCGAAAAACAAGTAACACTTTGGGGCAAGCTAGGTATAGATGTTGCTAAAGCTAAACCTAGTTATGACAAATATTTTAAAAGGATTAATTTAGAAACCCGTTTTTCAAGTAGATCTTTAATAAATAATAGCGATGTGAAAAACAATCTTAGACTTGCTGCATCAGAAGCATATAAAATTGCAACAAAGCAATTACAAATAGGATTTAAAAATTCTGACAATAACTTAATTAATGGACTTGCTTCTTTTATTAGATTTAGTGCAACTTTAGATGATCCAAATATAGAACTTGTTAAACTTACTGCTGGTGGATCATTTAAACGTGCAAAATTTGGGAAACAATTTCAAGAAAATATGCTAGCATTTATTCCTAAATTAAAAGTTGAATATAGTAGACTAACCGATCCAAATGTTAATATATACGATCCTAGTATAGGCAATTCATCAAGTGCTAAAGCCAGACTAATTCGTATTAGAGGAAAGTACTCTGCAGAAGCCACTAAGTTTCAAGGAGAAAAAGTATATAGGGCATACTTTAGAAATATTGTAGAAGCCGGAGATTTAATGTTTCAGATTGCAACGGATAGATAATGGAAAGTTTTAATCAACATATAACAGAACAAAAGAATACACACATGACTCATATCGAAGATAAGGTTATCTACGGTGGAGTTAATGGTACACGACAAGCTATACTCGCTCTGCGTGAATTAAGAAATATGCTCGGAGGAGAAAAAGATGGAAATGTGTCTGTTAAATGGGACGGCGCTCCTGCTGTTTTTGCTGGTATTGACCCGAGTGACGGTCAGTTTTTTGTGGCTAAGAAAGGGATATTCAATAAAAATCCTAAAGTGTACAAATCAGCAGCTGATGTCGATGCTGATACTTCTGGTGATCTTAGCACTAAGTTAAAAGAAGCATTAAAGTATTTACCTGCACTTGGTATCAAAGGAGTTGTTCAAGGCGATTTCTTATTCTCAAAATCAGATGTAAAAAAGAAAAAGATCAAAGGGCAATCGTATGTTACATTTCATCCGAACACTATTATGTATGCTGTACCCACAGGCTCAGAGGCTGCGAAAGATATCACATCAGCGCAAATGGGGATTGTCTGGCACACAGCCTATACCGGAAAAACATTTGAATCAATGAGAGCTTCATATGGTGTAGATGTAAGTAAGTTTAAAAAGTCAAGAAACGTTTGGTCTCAAGATGCAATGCTAAGAGACATGACAAGCCTTACAATGACAAAGAAAGATACAGAGCTTGTTGATAGTTATTTGTCACAAGCTGGTAAGATATTCAATCAAATATCTGGTACTACGCTACGACAGTTAGAAGCTAATCAAAAACTTGCACAAATGATAGAAACATACAATAATTCATTTGTTCGTAAAGGTGCTATCATAGGTAATACAGCATCTCATGTCAATGGATTGATTCGAGATATACAAAATAGGTTTGGAAAAGAAGCAGCAAAGAGAAAGACGCCAAAGGGTAAGTCTGCACAGTTCGCAAAACGTGATGAAGTTCTTAAATTTTTCTCACCAGCTAATAAAAAATCTTTAAAATTAATGTTCGATTTGCAAAAATTAATAGTTTTAGGGAAATTAAAACTTATAAATATACTCAATAGACTATCTAATGTTGATACATTTGTAAAGACTCGTACTGGTTATAAGACAACTGGACCTGAGGGTTACGTAGCAATAGATAGACTTGGTGGTGA